AACTCAATAAAGTACAAAGAGGAGACGTTAAAAAATTTAAGGTCTTTGTAAGAAACAATAAAACAGGCAGAGTTCAAAAAGTAAATTTTGGTGCTAAAGGAATGAGCATTGGGAGAAACGACCCAGCTAGAAGAAAAAGCTTTTTTTCAAGATTTAGACCAATACTAGCAAAAGCAAAAAGATCAGGTAAGCAGTTAAACACTACACCTGTTTTTTGGGCTATGAAAACTTGGCAAAAAGGATTTAAGTTATGAAGCTAAATGAAAACACATCAGTTGCTATGCCAATTAAAAATATGGTTGGTATTATAGTTGGAGTTGCTATGGGAATATTTGCATACACAGAAATAACAGCAAGACTTACATCTTTAGAAACATCAAGAGAATTAATGAACGCAGACTTACTTAAAAAAAGTGAACAGACCACTACAGATCAAGAGCAATTTCTTTTATTGGAAACACTTTTTTCTGACGTTGAGCAACTACAAAAGACTCAGGAACAGAATATGACTAACAAGGTAAATATAGAATTTACAAAACAACAATTAGAAAAAGCTTTAGAAGATATTGAAAAGCTTAAAGACAAAGTAAGAGAAAATGGAAAGGGGTATCAATGATTTTAGAAGTGGTAGCTTTACTTATGATAGTTAATGGAGAGATAAAGGAACACAGAATTCAAATTGACCCTCAAACAGGTAAGCACTCTATGTCAATGTGTTTAAAAGGTAAAAGGTTTGCCACAAGAGAAGAAAAAAAATATAACAATAATTCTAATATCACTCATCAATGTATAAAATCTATGGCAGAAGTAGAAAAAAATATTGATGGCTCTTTATCAATTAAAAAATTAATTTTAGAATAATTTATGAGTATTACAATGTACGATTGGTTTTTGAATTTAGT